AGGCCCGAAAAATGCCATAAAAATTCCCCCACGCCGAAAAAATGGCATTTTTGCAAGAAAATTCAAGCGGCCCGAGGCCAAGACCTCGAAAATCCGAGCGGCCCGAGGCCAAGACCTCGACCAAGACCTCGAAAAAGACCTAGAAAAGCGGCCCGAGGCCAAGACCTCGTTGTATTGAAGTTTAAGAAAAAAGGAAAAATAAGGCATGGATGAAGAAAAAATCAGGGAAAAAATACTCGAAGAAACCATAAAAAACGTTTTAAAAAGACATTTAGATGGAGGATATGGAGATATTTTTAATAATGAAACCGATGCCTATAATGCCTATGCAGCTAATCCATACGATCCAAATGTTTTAGCGGCTTATAATTACCATTTCGTTGAAAGAAAAGGAAAGCCTAAACCTGCCATAAATCCTGATGCTTTGTTCGAAAGTACAAAAGGATTCAAAATAGAAATAGCTCCTATCAAGAAACAAGAAAAAATAGAAGAAAAGATCGAAAAAGAAGTAGAAAAGATAAACGAAATAGATGAAGAAATCAAAAGTTTACCTCCCATAACCGATAAAACGTCTAAAAAGAAAATTATTTCTACACAAGAAATAATTGAAAATGCTCTAAAAACTAAAGTTAAAAAAGAAAGAGGCAAACTAATCTCCATACTTGATGATCTAGGAAAACATACCATAGTTTCTGGATTAATTAGATACCAAGTATCTGGAAAAGAAAGAGAAAAATTAATATCTGAATCAATGAGACAGTCCGATCTGCTAAAACTTACTGAACTACAACTAAAAGAACAAGAAGAATTAGTTCATAACTTGAAGCAGGAACTATTAGATGAAGAAGAGAAAGAAAAAGAAGTTGGAAAATTAATATCAAAGAGAGATTTATTAGAAAAAGATCTAAAGAAAAAAATAATAAAAAAGGAACAATTACAGGAGAAACAAGAAAGAAATAGAAAACTAGTAAACGAATTGCAGCAAAAAACTATTCTCGATCAGAAAATAAAATCATTTGTTCCCTCATTACCAAATACTAATAAATTAAAAGAACAGAAAAAAATAAGAAAATTGAACTCGAAATGAGCGAAACCCAATTACAAAAGGATATTATGAAAGCAGTTCACAAAGTCAATAAGATGAACATTAACCTTGGACAATCTCAATACATGGGAAGAGGAGAAGATTCTAGCGAAGAAGTAGAAGAAGTTGCAATTCAACAACCAGACGATCAAAGAGGAAATATTTATGATGAAGAAGAATCAAACTCATTACAAGCAGCAAAGGACATTATGAAAGACATTAAAGCAAGAGTAGATTCTGTAAACTTGGGGCAAACTCAAACTACTAAATTAATAAAGAAACTTCACAAGATCAATGACATGTTGGGATCAGCAGCTGTAGGAGGAGAATCAGAATTGAAATCAAAGATTAAACACCTCAAAGAAGTAGATCCAAAACTCTACTACAAACTTAAGGCTAAACTAGATATTAAACCAAAAGCAAAGAAAGCAAAGAAGCCAAAGGGAGGTGCAAAGAGACCTCAATCAGAAAAGCAAAAGGAATGGCAAGCATTTGTTAAAGAACTTTCTCAAAAGGAAAAATACAAAGGAATGAAGAGAGCAGATTTAATGAAGATTGCATCTGAGAAATACAAGAAAAAACAATAATTAATTAAACAATTTTTACTTTTTTAAAAATGTTTAAGAATTCTAAAATTCATTATGATAGTAAAACCAATAAAACAGATTCGGTAATTTACTTCAACGCTAATGTTTATAATGATCCTGTAGGAACACAGCAAGCAAAACTAGCTAGATTTTCTCAAACTATTTCAAGCGGATCTATTGTTGATTTACCGGAAAACTATTATATGTCTATTGTTAGATTTGCTATCAGCCATGCATTAATTCCATTGTATCAGTTTAAAAATAACTTTTATTCTGTGACTATAACTCCAACAGGACAACCTCCAAGTAGAGAGTTTTTAAATTATGGTGATGCATTAGTAGGTAATTATTCTCAATATGGTTATAATCAACCAGTGTTTTATTATTCTCAGTTAGCTAATATGATTTCTGAAGCATTGAAAAGAGCTCATGTTGCAGCCGGGTTAGTAGATCCACCTCCATTTGTACATTATGGAAATGAAACAGAAAGATTTACTCTATATGTTCCTAATAACAATTCATATTACGATGGAACTGATACTTTCGCAACTATTAGTTTTAACTCTAATCTCTTTCAACAATTGCAATTACTAAACTCAACATTTAATGGGTTTAATCAACCTAATGGGCTTGATTACACAATAAATTACTTTTCTGATCCAGGAGGTTTTAATCTATATACAGTACCACCAAACTCTTATCATTTCTTTACTCAAGAAAGGACAGCTCTCTATCTACTAAATGAAGTACAAAGTATTGTATTCACATCAACAACATTAAACGTCACTAAAGAATACACCGGAAAAAATGATGGTTCAGGTAATGCAGGATCAATTGCAATTCTAGCTGATTTTGTTCCTGATCAATCAACAGGAAGAGATTTATCTGAATACCAGTACAATGTTCAAGGACCACCTAGATTAGTGAACCTTACAAACACAATCCCAATAACAGAAATCGATTATCAAGTAGGAATCAGATTCAGAGATGGAACTATCGTACCTCTATATTTAGAACCAGGAGAAACATGTGAAGTGAAATTTGGATTCTTTAAGAAATCACTTTACGACAACAACTTCGAATATTAAAAATAATTTAACATATGTTTTTTACTGAAAAAATGACACTATTCAATCAGACACAAACTGAATTCATGTACAAACTCTATGACCTCATACAAGAAATGGATGATGATACTAAAAATTCGATCATGGAAGGATTAAAAGATGAACTAAATGATTTCACAGAAGAAGAATTATTAGTAATAAAAGAGGAACAAGACAGATTAATAGAGGAAAGAAAAAAGAGAGAATTATTTGAGGAACACTTCTACAATTCAGAGAAAACATTTAACACAGGAATGAAGAATGCTTTCATCCCAGGATTTGAATTAGATGAAGTGGTTATCCCAATAGCTAATTAATTTTTATAATAAAGTTTCATGAAATATAAAAAATCATCAAACCTAAAGGAATAATGTCGAACCTGGATGAAGAATTGAACTGGCAAGTACTCTGTTTAACCTACTTAATTGTTTTATGTGTCTTAGTGGCAACGGGGTTTTACACTTTACCAACACTCTGTTCACTTCTATTAGATCTATCGTAGTAAAAATGTAACATGGAATAGCAACAACATGTTCTTTTTTTATTATTCTGCCTTTCATATTACTAGAGCCGAACCTACATCTATTACCAACATTCAAGTAAGCTATTTTTACAAACTCATTCTTATATTTTATCTTATACTTTTCGCAATTCTTCATGGTTATAGTTGTTACCTTCCCATCATCCCATTCTATAGTCAAACGAAACATTAACTCATGAGATTTTTTCGTATGACAGAAGAAAACTCTTCCTATACGACTGTCAAACACATGGTAAAAATTCACTAGAACATTTTCAAGTCTAGAATTACCATAAATCATACCTTTTGTCACTAGTATTTCCTGTGATTTATCCATTTAAAAGAATGAAAACTTCACTTAAAAATGAGTGTGTACTACATCTTCGCCATCAAGTGTACTAAAGATAACTCCTTCTACCTCGGAGTAAGCACGAAAAAATCTGCAAACTCCATCTCTTATATGTTAAGCCAACATGAACTTGATAATACAAAGTATGTAAAATTAGCAGAACACATTAAGAAGCACGGAAGAAATTCATTTATTTGTGCCAGACTCCCAATGACCTTTGGAAATAAAGAATCAGCAGAAACCTATGTTTTTAGCAAACTAAATGAACTTGATCAACGAGGCAAAATGCTAAATGATTCCATCATTGACCCAAAGAGAGTACAATGTGAAAAATGTGGTAACAACATCAGAGTTGACTTTATGGAGAAACATCTTTCTACATATTGTGTTAGTACAGTGTTTCAAGAAATCTATCCTGAATTGTAATATGACAATAACAAAGAAATATAATCATCTACATTATTATCATTTTTTATCTTAGTCATCCATTCGGCATCCAATACGAAATTAGAACATATCAGATCATTAGATATTATTTTATTGAATTCATCTAAGTCAGATAGTTTAGGTATAAAACATTTATCCTGAAAGAATACCCAGTAATCAGGACTGCTATAGACAAGATCAGCTCTCAAGCTTTTAAACTTTAGCAAATATATGGCTCTATTTATTAGGAATGGTTTAGGAACTAATACGACACATAGTATCAATCCTCTTTTTTCTAATTCATTTAAGTGTTCCATTTTTTAGATAAACTAATGATTGCTCTAATAACCGAAAGTGAAAATAAGAATAAGAAGTTTGATGTCCATCTTTTTCAGGATGGAATAAAAATAAAGCAATTATCATTTGGAGATAACAGGTACGAAGATTACACGCAACACAAAGACAAAGAAAGAAAGAAACTTTATTCTTTAAGACATAAAAAAGAGAATTGGGATGATCCATTTACCAAAGGATTCTGGGCTAAACATTTATTATGGAACAAGCCAACATTAAAACAATCAGCAAAAGATATCTATAAACAATTCGATATAGAAGTATTCCTGATTTAATAAATGGAAGCATCTAACATAGTTAAAGAAATTATTAACCATAATGAATTCAAAGTAATCAGAGCAACAGGGAATAGAAAAGAAATTAAAATATCAGGTAATGAAAAGAACAACGCAAGAATTACAGTATCGAAAATAAACGATAAGAAATATGTTGTTCTATCCAGATCATACACAAGTCTAGTATTCTCTGAAGGCAAATTCGTTGAAGGACTATTAGTTATTTTCGATAACCATGATTCAGATGATGAAGTAAAGAGAAGGATAATAAGAAGGCTTATCAATATGTTAACGGCATTTAGAAAAATAGTTTTAGAATAAAAAATGGCATTAGAATCACCTGAACCATATTTACTAACCGATAAGTTTAAAGTAATCTATGTACAAAACAAAGGAGAATTACTAAATGAAATATTTGATAGATACACATGTCAGAAAGACGGCAACCTATTAATTTCAAGATCAAGATTCCAGCTGAACTATTCAGGAACTCAATTTGTTTCAGGAAAAGTAATAGTAACAAATAAGGACAGATTGAATAAAAAAAGAACTAAACTCAGGTGCGTAGGAATGGAAGAGAAACTAATGTGGCATATCAACTTTTATATCTATCCGATAAGATTTGTTGATGGAGTTTATAAAAAAATTATTCAGCAAACAGAATTTAACTTCGGTAATGGACAACTAATAAACAGACCTAGTTCAGAACAAATAATTCAGTTTAGTAAATATGAACTCTAGATAACACCGTAATTACATTGAACTATTTTTTTACAAAATGGCTTGGTATTTATCAGATTCGCAAAATGTCAACATAGATAATCAATTAACTTTTCTATCTAATCCAGGTAATAATGGTGAAGTAGTCTACAATGTTTCAGGATTACCAACATGGAAAAAGATTACTGGAATATCTAGATTTATTGATACAACTAATGGAGTTCAGGACATGAACACTGGTCCAACTCCAATTAACTTCAATACAGAAGATATCAATGACGCTAACATCAGCTATGGAGTAACTCAATTCAACATCAATGATGAAGGTTTCTACACTATTGACTTTCAGTGTCTACTATCTAATGGAAATGCTCAAACTGCATTCTCTATGTGTAAATGGAACAGTGGTCTATACTCAACTCTCAACCGAAGTAGACATTAATTATTACATCCCATTCAGCATGGATTATGCTGGATTCTTTTCATCAGGTGACAGGATAGAAATCTATGGAGAGAAATACCAAAATGGACCAAACTATTTATCAACTGATCCATTATACAACAATCCAGTTACGCAACTAATCATTACTAAGCAATAGAACAATTGAGGCAAATAAATTATTTTTTATAAATGACGACAATCAATCTAGTTCAAGACTTTGCTGATCCATTCAACTACAACGATTATGAATACTCATTCCAACTAAGTTCAGGCATTCAGACTGAAGATGAAATAAACGATGTTGAAGTTGTAGACATTAATAATAACACCATCACAATCACTTTCAGATCTGAAGAATGGTTCAGCTATGTTAGCGAAAGTTACATCACTAACAACTGGTACTCAATCACTCCGGTCCCAACTGGGCTATATGATTTATTATTTTCTGGAACTGGAATATCTCAAGCCGATCTATATTATTTTACAGCGCCAATCGGATTGACATTCATTGCTAAAAATCAACCCTCTGAAGCAACATTAGTTTACAATGGTTCATGGGAATCAGGATTCGTTTCTCTATACAGTATGAAGTTATTGACTGTAGTATGAGTTCGAGTCGCTACTCAATACCATTATTTTTGCACATGATAATTAATATGGCATACTGTATTTTTTTCAATTTAAGTTTTCGAAAATACTATAAAAAACATGGCAGCTCAAGTAGATTATTTTGATGATCCACATGTAGATAACTTAATCCGTCGTTCACTCGATAACAATCGACCAACTGAAGAACTCAAGGATTCATTAGCTAAGTATTTCAGATCTAGATTTCCATGTGATGTTGTATTCGGTAAAGTTAAGAAAGTTCCTAACTACAGAGTTGGTGAATATCTTTATATTCATACTCATGACTTCAGACTTGTATTCGATCATGGTGAATTAATTTCTCTAGAGATTGATTTAGATCAAGTATTTGATTATAAACCCGCATTCACTGAACTTCTCATCAATGAAGAAATCAATAAATATTCTTATAAAATTGGCGATTACTATGAAACTATTGATGTATCTGATATGTTCGATGAAGAAGAAGGAGATAATAATCCAATATATGTAGATGTCTTGATTGAAAAAGGAAAAATAAATATGAAATCACCTAACAGACAATAACTCAATACTCAATAACCAATAAAATATCTTTATACTTTTTTTCACAGCCGGTACGCGCCGGCTTGCGCGTTGTAATATATCTAGGTTCAGCTCTGAAGCTTCCAGGATTAAATTGTCTAACCCGAAAGTAATTCTTATCCTCATCTATATATGTACAATTATATCCTAACTTTTTTATCACATCGCAAACATTCTCTAATCCATAATACTTCGGAATTAATACCGATTGGACTGAATCATTCTTTCTTTTATTATTCTGTGATTTAGTAAGTTTCATATGAGCGTCGTGCCGAATATTTTCACTTGTGAAAATAACTTTTAGATAGAAGCGCAGTCTGCGGGCAAGACCGCAGTTAGTTTACAATAGTAACCAACTCAATAGATAATAAAGAATTAGTATTATCATTAGTTAATGCAGATGTTCCGCTTAGTCTAGTAGATCTGAAAGTAATAGTTTGAGTTGCAGCAACTAATAATACAATGGATGCAGTTAGAGAACTAGTTTCGCCAATCCCTAAAGTTATAGCCGGTCCAGGAGCTGCAACTACTCCATTAATCAAAACATTAAATCTAACTGCTGATGTTGCAATACCTCCATTTGATAATGAAGTCACTAGAGAAAATCTATAATATGCTGATGTATTACAGAGTAAAGTTGTAGATGGAGTTTGTACTGAAATGTTAGTAAATGTATTAGGACCGAATGTGCTAAATGCAGAAGCAATACTATTAAAAGATAAAGCATTAGTTGCTGCAGCATTCCAGTCTTGTGCCTGAAAAGCAATATTTACAAAACCATATCTACTGCTGTAATTTCTCCATTGTGGTACTCCTGCAACTGTCCATAATGATTGTTCAGAAGCACCAGCAGTTAATCTAGCAGGAGCAAGAGTAGTTGTATAAGACGGCAATCCACTTCCATCAGTAGTTAAAATAGAATTAGCCGTTCCGCTAGGTAGATTACTAGTTGTTATCCTATTAGGGAAAGTTAATGATGTATTTACATTAACAGTTTCAGCTGTTAATAACCTAAATGCTGACATATATAACTCTTTGCTGTATTTTATAAAAAACTAAGTATTTATGCAATTAAGTGAGCGTCGTGCCGCATGAGCGTCATGCCGCTCAACCACGTTCTGGAATTAAAGCGTATGGAATAATTTATACTATTAAAAAATAATACGTGGTTGAGCGGCACGACGCTCAATTGAGGGAAATAACAATATTGGATGCAAAGCTAGGAACGGCAGATGCAGATGAAAATGTAGACATAGGTCTAGTTCCTACAATTCTTCTAACTAAGATTCTTAATACTTGACCTGATGTAATTGTTAGGCCTGGAATAGTTCCCGAGAATGAATAATTAGCACTACATACTACACATCCGACTTGTTGTTCAGTTCCGGCTACTTCAGTTGAAAGAGCAAAGACAGTATTTCCAATACCTAATGAAGTAGGATCGATGTAACCAGTTATAGTAACATTGTATGAACCAGTATCGTTAATAACAAATTGTGTTGATGAAGGTTGAGTGATTCCTGTTACTGGAGCAGTATTAGTTGTGTTAATGCTTAAGAATGGAATAGTGGAAAATGTGACTGCAGTTGGACCTACTCCAGCATTGAGATCTTGAGCTGTGAATGTAGTTCCATATTTTATGTTTCTAACTGTAGTAGGAGTTAGCCATTGAGCAACACCTCCTAAACTAGTTAATAAAGTTCTATCAGCTCCAGCAGTAATATCTGATGCTACAATGTTAGAGAATGCTTGAGTTGTTCCACTAGTTTTTTTAACGAATTGTCCAGCCGAACCGCTTACAGAATTGAATTGTAAATCTCCGGCAACATTTAATGATCCAGGAACAATCACATTGCTAGCCCATTGAGCTGCTGTTCCTCCAACATTAGTTACTAATAATTGATTAGCTGTTCCAGGACTGATGGTAGATGGAGTAACGGATAAGTTTTGCCATGCTTGAGTAGTTGGACTAGTTTTAACTATGATTTGACCTGCAGTTCCTGATGTTCCTGAAAGTTGTAAGTCGCCATTAACATCTAAACCCTGAAGAGTAGTTGAACCTGCATTAACAGTCAGATCTCCTAAAGCAACTTGCATATCATTCTGTAAAACAATACTATCATTAACAAATAAATTATTATCAACTGTCAAAGTCTGATTACATAAAACTGTTGAATCTAAAGTAGTTGAACCTAAAACTAATAATGTGCTGTCGAATTTTGCTGTGCCGGGAACTTCTAGATTCGAAGTCCATTCAGCAGCTGTTCCGGCAGAATTAGTATGCATAATCTGAAGTGATGTTCCTGGATTTAATACACTAGGATCAATGGTTGGAGGAGCCCATTCCACTTCTCCATTTATAGTTTGAAGATAATCTCCATCATTACCAGCTGGAATATCACTCTTGTTAAAAGTCTTCCAGTTAATTGTTTGAGTCTGATCAGTATGAAGAAATGTTCTAGGACCACCAGGAGGAATATTTCCATTTAATCTCAATAGACCAATTAATTCTCTATCGAACTGAAGGTCTGTACATGAATGAACTCTGTGTGCTCTTACTTGAGTCCATGGTGGTGGACATGTTCCGTTATCAATGATATGGCTAATTGACATATTTTTAAAAAAGAAGTAAACCTTTAACTAGGTCTTGGCCTAGGGCCGCTTTTAGCCGGTACGCGCCGGCTTGCGCGTCTAGACAACAATAAGATCATCAAGAGCAGTGAAAGTGATATATGATGGACACATCCGAGCAGTATCCGGAACATTAACAACAGGTACTCCAACAAAGGCGTTAAAATCTGCTGTATTAGGGACTCTAATATCAATATTACCAGCAACAGTTGCAAGAATAATAGGACTGTATGAATTAGCGATAAAAGTTACTAAACCAGCACCTAATGTTTTTTCTGCGAGCCGAGATGCAGCCCCGTTTTGATCAATACATCTTATGTCATGAAGTAATTGATCTCTGAAAGTATTTCCAGTTTCAGCAGGAGTAATTACTAAAGGACCAGCGCCTGTTTTTGCGATTTCAGCTACACCTTGACCAACATTAGCCGGTACATTTCCATCATTGTAAAGTTGAAGAGAAATAGTTACTGTTCTTCCTAATTTTTCATAAATTAATCTTGCTTTTGCTGCTCCAGCTGCTCCGGATGCTGCAATTCCAGGAAATTGAAATAAGTCAGAAGTAATTCTTACTCCAGTCGCGCATAAGTATGAAACAGTGGCTGAAGGGGATGTTGTCGCCCATTGATAACCATTTTTAGTAGCTAAATGACTGATTGACATTTTCTTTTTAAAAAAATCCTAATCTTCAAATAACCCTGGCGGTTCGCGCCGCCATGCGCGATTAATCAGTTTGAGAAATAGTTCTCTTGAACTTATCTATGGTAATAAGGACACCTTCTTTAGTCTTTCTCATGATTAGATCTTTGTACTCGCACATGTCACATTCTAGGATTGAACCATCCAAGAGTTTTTCATATCTTTCTTCGTTCATGAAGCCAGATGCAATACCTTTAACTCTCTTATGTTCGATAATTTCATATTTATTAGTTTCGTTATTAATACAGAATAGTTTATCATAGTAGCATTTTTTCATTACAAATATTGACCTGATGGCAAAGATACCTGGATTAGTTTTACCTAAGTCTTTACAGTAAACACCTCTATAACCTGCTTCTCCAAAATCAGAATGGAATTGAGTCATCTCTTCACCTAACATATCACCTAATGATTTAAGTGAATTAGCCTGAACGTGGATAGAATCAGTATCGGTATAGTAGACAGCTAAACCATTCTCATATATTTGGTAAAACATCTTGTTCATCAACCTTTTTGACATTTCTAAAATATGTGACCCTACGTGAGGATATCCGGATGGGTTGAAGGTAAGTTGCCTCTTGTTCAATTTTACATAATTACCTATTTTATTTATTTCTGGTTTTAGATAGAAATAATTCTTATCTATATATTTTGAGAACTTTAATTTATCATCTTTACTTTGTACTCTCTTATAAACTTTTTTATATGGCGATTGCTTCAGGATTGTTCTTCCATATGAAGAATTCATCATTAACTTAATAGTGTTTTGACATTGTAATTTAAGAGCCTTGAAAATGATTCTTAATGTAAATAACTTCTTGATGAATTGAGCGAATCTATCACATGTATCATCAAATCTAACAATGGTATAAATTCTAGTTACTTTAGCATTTTGGTATTTAATAGCATCAGATAATGCAACATCGCCAATTACTATTTTATTGAATTTTCCATTTCTAAATCTTCTTATTCCATTCTCATCTTTTTCTGATAGGATTGGGAATTCTAAGTCCTTTTGTGTTTCTATATCTATACAGAAATATGTTCTACCTGATCTTAGCATCTTTGGAAGAATCTTAATGAATGATTTACTTTCTTCTTCTGTTAATGATACTACTTCTGGTTTACCTGCTGGCATTCTACATAATGAAATAGCTGATGGATAAAGCGAAACTGCATCATTATCAATTATAGAATCTATTAATGCTTTGTTTACAATCTGTTCATCTAGTTCATCTGTTCTTTCTTTACCTACTTGTTCCATGAAGAAATCATAGAACTCGGATCTATAATCATTTAATTCCTTTTTTGGATTCTTCATCACTCTTCCTCCTACTACTGATAGCTGAATGAATGTTTTTAGATTTCCACTTAGAACATAGATGTTATCGAATACACCAGATTTCTTTGCAATATCAAAAACCATAGAAGCTAATGATCTGTACTGGAAGATATCTAAATCTTTTGTTGCTGGTATTGCTCCTACTTCTTTAATTTTATCTTTTAGCTGTTGCATTCTTTTTTTATCTGGTTTAGTTCCTGAACTTTCCATCATTTCATAGATTGATTCTACGCTACTTAATGATCTGATGTAATATTGCATTTTTAATAATCCTTCTTCTACAACTAACACATCGTATTTATTATAGAGTCTGCAATAATCTTCTGGTAAATAATATACTCCTTTTTTCTGTAACTTATTTTTATACTCATCTATTTCTTTCTGAAGTGATGGAGAAATATCAGTTAATTCACCATTCAACATTTTTTCATAATCCTTAATCATTTTAGTATCTGGTTTTCCTGACTTAAGAACAAACTTATTTTCATTTTTATTGCAAAAGTAATTTACCATCTTGTACTTCATTTGACTTTTCTCACTGGTTTTGAGTTTTTCATCGCTATTTGTTTCTGTGATTTTAAAAAGCTGATTATATAATTCATAACAATAAGGAAGTTTAAATGCTGCTGTTCCATAATTTGTGGGAATATCAGATGCTTTACAATCTAATAATTTATAACTGTCTCTGAATGAAATTATTTTAGTTTGAAACTTAGTATCGGTTCTCTTCGTCTTGTAGGAATAAGTAATATCTAGAGACATCATTATATCATTATTAGGTCCTGCATTAATTTCTCTGAACTGACCCATTCCATATGTTTCACATGCTAGTTTTAAACAAAGTAAGTTATCGAACTTAGCTCCATTATGTGCTAATAGAATACCTCTTTCATTCTTATCTGTGTTATTGATCACGAAATTAAATAACTTTACTAATGGGTTTGTTTTATCTGATATTTTCTCGAAAGGAAAATGATTATAGAAGAAATCCATCTTGTCAGAATTAACTTTCTTGATTACATATGAATAGATGATGTGTTCGTTTTTACTATTTAATACTGTTTCGAAGTCAAAAATAAATGGAACATAAGTTACTTTGTTTGGATCAGTAAAGTTAGTTTCTGGAATTACTTCTGGAAGACTGTAGCATTCCTCTATGCAAATGTTTTTCAACAATTCATCAGGATTATCTAGTTTATTTTTCTGATACTTACTGAATTCTTTAGCATGATCTCTACTTAACTGAGTTACTTCTTTGATTGTGCTTCTTAACTTTCTGTTTTTTAATTCATCATATACATTGGCAATCTTCTGTAAATAAACAAGCGCATCTTTTCTTTTTGTCTTGATATTGTTAATGTTGAAGATGTGATTTTTTAATTTTGCAACTACTAATTTAAGAGGTTCGTTAGTTCCTCCTTCTAGTTTAATTGTTCTATGGGCTAAATGAGTAGTAGAATTTGGTCTTGCTTTTAGGTTCTTCTTGATGTAAAAGTATGTAATGTTGGCATTGAACTTGAAGGCTGAAGCAAATAATCTATAGACTCTAGCAACATTTTCTTCTGTGATGGCAAATATTTCTTCTGCATTAATCTTACATCTGTGTAGAATTTCCATGTATAAATCCTTTTCTTCTTTTTCATTAGTTGGTTTATTGAGTTTGCATAAATTATATAACTTATCTGATTGCTTAAACAATGCTGAAAATACACAAAACATATTCTCATCGTTAACATTGAACTCAAACTTTATATGTTCATCATCTGGAAAATATTTAGGAAAGAATCCAACTGGTGAAACTAAATCTGATCCTGATGTAATTACGAATCCAGGTTCTATTTCATTATATTCAGCATAATAATCCATGCCACTTACATATTCTTCTACATACTCTTGAGTATCTTCATCAATAATAATTGGTTCTTCTATAGCTGCTGAAATAATAGCAATGACTGCTCTCTTAATAGTTAATGGGTTATGGTTTGGATTCTTTATGTATGCATTATCCTTTTTATCAACAACAGCTCCTGAATCATTTAACTTAGAGGAAGTAAATTCATAGATAGAACCATCAGGAATGAGATTGAAGATGTTCATAATGTTAGCATCATCTAATTTCGAACTGTTTACTATGTCTTTTAGCCATGCTTTAGCTTCTTCTTCATCAAACTCTTCATCGAAAGAATCATATAATGATCTCAAATCTTCTAACAAACTTGAGCTGTTATTTTCGTCGGTGATTACCCCTAAAATGTCTTCTGAGGTGAATTCTGATGCCATATTTTTTACTGAACTCAAAACTTAAATTAGTTATTACACAGTCATCATAGTAACTAAATCGTCTACTTCTATTTTATTTTCCTTGGAACTTTTGGCTAAGATTTCTGAAAACTTCTCAACTGGGACTTGGTTGTACTTCAGGAATAAGGCTGCGTATCTTCCACATGTTGATGTCTTTCCATCTAACTTTTGCAATTGTTTATCGTTGTAGTGGACATCAGCATTTTCCTCTTCCATGGCTTTCAATAATAACTGACACAAGTAGGCCTGATCTTGGTCTGACTCTTTTCTAAATTTTTCATTTATGTAGTCAAGTTGGTCATCAATGATAGTTCCGTATGGATCTAAGAATTGGTACTTTATTCCATTTTTTTCGGGAATTCTGCTTATGGAACACCAATGTCCGAAGAATGGTTTTGACATATAAAGTATGATACAGGTATTATCATCGAAATCATATTGAGGAGCTAAATACTTGTAGAGTGACGAACCTTCCAGAAATAACTCTTCTATGTTTTCAAACTCTTTCAAATCTGGATACTTTAACACATTGCATGTTTTCCCAGCTATGTTGAATATATCTATAGGTGATAGAGCTTTATTTCTTTCTTCTTTAAATTTCTTCTTATTCATTTTCAAATTGAATTTTAGAAATCTTTTTTAAAATTAAAAATGTCACTATCTGCAGAGCCAGTTAAAACATTTATCGTTGACGATCCAAGAATTGACTTCGATCGAGAAGCTCACTACTTAGTCGAACGATCAGGAGGAGATGTAACTTATCGAGTTTGGAAGCAAGTCAGTTCTTCATTGAATGCCATTACTTTTAACACTTTAGTTCCATCTCGCGACACTGCCATTTCAAGCAAAATTTATGTTAAAATCCCAATTTCTGTTTCCATTACCGGAGCTGATGTAGGTCAAAAAATTAGCGATTCTATTGCTCTTAGATTTGCTCCATTTACTTCTTGTTGTAACTCTATTCAACTTGAACTTAATGGAAAACAAGTATCTACTAACATTTATCGTTATTATCAAGCATTGATGAAGTACTGTAATAGTCAAACTGAAATGACAAATGATTTCAGTTGTATGCCAACTATGATGGATACTTATTCTTCATACTATCTCCCAACTGCAGCAGGAGCAGTTGTTAATCAAACTCAAAGATCTATCAGAAATCCTTTACTTGATTATGAAGATGGATCTGATTTTGAACCAACAAGACGAAAAGGTTATTTAAATAACATTATTGATAATATCACAGTAGACACAAATACAGAATTTAGTTTCACTTTTGAATTAGAGGAAATTATCCCATTGTCTCCATTGTTCTGGGGTCATCGTGAAGTTAAATCATTGATTGGTTTAGATACATTAAACATCTCATTCCAAATTCGTGATTTATCTAGAATGTTTTCATCTTACAGATTTGGACTTAATAACGCAGGTGTTAATACTGATTTAGCGTTTGACTTTGATGCAACTAAATTATCGGGATCTTATCTTGAGTTTATTTACATTAAACCTAGAGCAAATGTTCCAATTCCTAGAATGATTCATTACCCATACAACAATCTTAAAGATTTCTCTATTCAAGGAGCTCCTCTAGGAAGAACAATAATTCAGAATATAAGTGGAGAAACTCAATTCTCTAACATTCAATTACAAGGAGTTCCTAAGCGATTGTATATCTTTGCTAAAAGACAAGATTCACAAGAAACTTATTACACTCCAGATACTTTCGCTAGAATTGATAAGATTACTCTTGACTTAGGAACTAGATCTGGACTCTTAGCTGAATGCACTCCTCAAGCATTGTACAGAATGGCTGTTAAGAATGGTTATCATGGTTCTTGGGATGCTTGGTACAGACATGTTGGATCTGTTTTATGTATTGATTTCGGATCTGATATTTCATTAGATTTACTAGATGCTCCCGGAGCTTTGAAGCAAATGCAAATCTCTTTCCGATTGAATTACACAAATTTGTACAATAGCTCTCCTAATCCTTCTGCTAATCCTCCATCCGCAGATGCCTTAGTTCAATACACTGTCTATATGGTTGTTGTTTATGACGGTATGATGATTATTAAAGATGGTGAAGTCTTGTTCGAATCTAATGATGTTTCTGCTTTGGATGTTGCTGACTCTTCTAAAGTTAGAAAATTATCTTATGATGATTTAGCTGATTATGTTTATGGAGGATTATACTCTGGAGGTAGTTTAAGTAAATTTATCTCTAAAGCTAAATCTGGATTAAGTAAGGCTAAAGACTTCGCTCAACAAAAAGTATTGCCTGCCGCTCAAAAGGCATTACCTTACATCGAAAAGGGTGTTAAGGTCGCCGCTGATGTATTACCTGTACTTGCTGCTTTAGGATACACTGAAGAAGAAATCTTTGATATTGTTAATGGAAAGGGCGGAAAGAGAATGCCTAAGAAATCACTTAAAGCTCGTGCTGCAAAATAACTGCGCTCGTGCGCGCAGACTGCGTTATAATTTTAACTTGTAAAAAATAATTGCATTACTAATTAAATATTTTTTCTCTTTTCTCTGACCATTCTAGATTCGAATAATGATTGTTTAGTTTATTTCTGTCTTTATGAATTACATTTTTATAGTTATTTGGATTTTCTATAAATGCTTCAGCTACTAGTTTTGCTGCTATTTTACTTATTATTTCCCCATTACACGAAAGTTTATATGATACTACTTTACTATTAACACTTGTAATGGGTTTTAGTTTTTTACCTCTGGAATATAATTGTCCATATTCATTTATTTGATAGTTAGTTCCTGGTATGTTTCTTATTTCTCCTTCATCTTCTAGTACGAGAGGATCGGGGTTGATGGGTTCATCAGGTGTTAATTCATTTTCTAAGTCTCTAGGAATAGGTAAACAAAATTTATCAATGTCTTCATCAATATGGTGTCTAAATTTTAAATGTTTATAAATACCATAATGTACAGTTGTGTATGATTTATTATTTTTATAATCATATGAAGTTGTATCATTTCTATAAAATTGCCTATTACAGACGCTACATATTACTCTTTCTGGTTGAGGTCCTATAATAACTTTTAACTGATATGGACAGTTTTCTTCATGCTTCATAACATTTTTAAACATCTTTTTACAGAAAGTGCACTTACTTAATCCGGTCATGTATGTAATTTTTCAAGTATGTAAATTTTCAAGTGTGTAATATTTCCTTAATTAAGGTAAGCACCTGTAGAATAAAGGACGAATGAGGGATTGTTTCTGCTTATTTCAACCCATCTGGAATTAATTTTTAATACTTTATCTACTTCGGATTTATCGAAGTCTGCATATTTTGCTAACAATGATCTCGTCTGTTGTTTATTTGCTTGCGGGAAAACTACAAAGTAGTCTGACTCTTTTATTGGGTAGGATGTTAATGCTCTATCTAATGCTTGATGAGAGGTACACATACAGGATACATTTTCATGTCTTCCACATTGTAAAATCATATCTCTTAGAGCTACTACTGCTTTTTTAGTTCTTAAATCAGGTATTGAGTTGATATCGTCGAATATACACATTGAGTCTGCAAATTCCGTTAATTCTTCTATCTTAGTAACTGGATTATCTCTGAAGTATTCTAAGTTCATGATTGTTACTTTTGATCCGAATCGCTGAAATGCAGGCTCATCTTTTGGAACTCCTGAAAATACATAGATTTCATTGTTTGGGAATTGTTCCATGTAATCGTCTAGGTAGTTTGCTATCCAGGTTGTTTTTCCTGAATTCGATCTTGCAGGTATGTAGAATGTAGATCTTTCCGATCCTGGAACTTTTATGTGCATTTGTTTCATATAATATGAATCTGGAAGTGTAAATTCTGTTCTTTTCTTTGTTAGAAATTGAGATAATCCTGATGCGATTGGTTCTTTTCTTTCTTTGGCTCTGTTATTTATGATTTCTACTAATCTTTTCTTCTCTTTTCCTTTCAGAGTTGCATTTCTAATCAATTCCATCAGTTCATCGTCCTCTTCTTCGTTTGGATTGTGGTCAGAGTCTGTTTTTATTCTTAAGTATCCCATAAACTTATCCTGATCGTTACCTTTTTTATATATTTTCGCTATTTTTTGGCCTTCTTCCAGAGAGAATTCGTTCATATTATGCCTTATTTTTCCTTTTTTCTTAAACTTCAATACAACGAGGTCTTGGTCGAGGTCTTGGTCGAGGTCTTGGCCTCGGGTCGCTCGGATTTTCTACTTTTTTTCTAGGTCTTTTTCGAGGTCTTGGCCTCGGGTCGCTTGAATTTTCGAGGTCTTGGCCTCGGGCCGCTTGAATTTTCTTGCAAAAATGCCATTTTTTCG